TTTACAACCTACATGTACAGGATGATCACAATTATATAGTAGAACGGGCCGTAGTGTCTAACTGTCATAGTGTGAAAAACATGAACGTCTTGCATGGTTTGCTTACAACTACGTTTGCCAACATACCTATTCGATGGGGATTAACCGGTACAATACCGGAAGAAGAATACAATCAAGCAAGTCTTTATAGCGCAATTGGGCCAATAATTGGCCGGCTCACCGCCAAGGAGCTACAGGATGAAGGCCATTTAGCCCAGTGCCATGTCAACATCTTGCATACCCAGGAGTCTGTTGTATACAACAACTATCAGGAAGAATTGAAGTTTTTGGTTACCAATAGGACCCGAATACAATGGTTAGCCGAAAAGATCCAGGAAATTGCCAAAACCGGTAATACATTGGTGCTGATTGACAGGATAGAAACGGGCGAATTATTGCATGAGCTGATGCCGGGGTCCACGTTCATTAGCGGACAAATGAAAAGCACCAAGCGTAAAGAGCATTATAAAGAAATTAATTTAGCTGAAAACGCAATAATGATCGCAACATACGGAACAACATCTACCGGAATATCAATTAACAGAATCTTTAATCTTGTTCTAGTAGAACCTGGAAAAAGTTTTGTCAGAGTAATACAAAGCATAGGTCGTGGCCTACGTAAAGCAGATGACAAAGACTCAGTAGAAATCTACGATATTTCTAGCAAATGTAAGTTTTCTAACAGGCATTTGTTAAAACGTAAAAAATTCTATGCCGATGTGCAATACAGCTATTCAGTTGAGAAAACAACTTATTAGTAGCAAAATTTCACGCATATTGCAAGGCAAACTAGATGCTGGCCTGCTATCTAGTTTGCCTTAATATATCTTATTGATCTTTTTAAACAATAGTTAAGAATACCAAGTAAATACCTGTCAATTACACGGCAGGAGAAGTACGATTAGAATTCTAACCCATGACAACAGATCTTATGCAATTAATCAAATACCAGATCGTGTTGAAGATCTACGCTATTGCATTTTAGATTACTCAAACCAGGCCGATGTTGATTATTATTTTTTACCGTTGATTTTCCTTGAAAGCTTTAATAGCCCGTGCATTGACATTCGAATTGGCCAATACAATGTGCAGATGCCGCTAGATTGGAGTGTAATAATTGGTGATATGCACTTGGGTGACCTTGAAGTTATGCCGTTGGTATACCTAATGGACAAAGATTTTGATGTTTTCTGCTTTAATCCTATTAAAGGTTATATGCCAAGTTTTCTACGCCTTGAAATAATCAATACCTGGCCAGATGTGAAATGGTATTTTCCAAAACTTAAAAATGGTCACCTTCTTGCGGTACCACTTTCAGACGGCGAGAACCCGTTGTGTGCTTTTTTCGTAAAGGATATTGGAAAAATTCCAGACAACCTCGATATACGTAAAATGTTTTAGTCAGCAGAAACCCCGGTGATTTCGCTCTGGCTAATCACCGGGGTTTCGCTGAGTCTGCCTGCTTTTGCAGGGCAGTTATTAAGCTGTCTGTAGTACAGCTTGACCTGGTTGCGGAACTGTACCAGTTGGAACCCACTCATATGTGTTATATGACCATGTTGTAACTGTTAAGTTTCTAATAACTTCGGCGTATTCGAGACTTGCAATTGGAGTAATGCCAATAGTAGGACGTGTTGGTCCGAAAGTTCCGGGAGCAATAACAGACAGTGCGGTTACACTACCGCTTGTTACAGTAGTAGCAACAATTGCGCCAGCAGCACCACTTACTGTTGCATTTACAGCTTGATACCCAGACCCGCCATTGGTAATACGTGTGGAAGATATGCCATAACTAGCTGTTGCAGCAGCACCTGTACCATGACCACTAGCAGGAGTAAATGCTATTGGATTAGTTGGTGGTGTTGTGTAATCGCCTTGATTGTACACGGCTAAGCCGGATACGTCCCAACGTAGATTAAAGTTGGCAGTGTTTGCCCATGCATTAGCTGTAGTTGCACTGCTGTATACTGTGGTGTTGCTGATACTGATATTGGTTGTTGTACCTGCGGATGTAATTGTTACACCACTGATATTACCGTTGCCGCTTGTTGTTGCAACTGTAACTACAGTAGGTGTCAACCACCCTGCATAATTCCATGTAAATGTATCCCCGACTGTATAACCGGTATTTGTGGTAATGTTACCAACTGCGCCCAACGTAACACTAGTTACCGCTGCATTTGCACGCTGGTTGGTGTTGTATGTTCCGCTGTTTACACTGAGAATTTGTCCTGGAATATAACCAGCAGCAGATGTTCCTGTACCGCCCGATGTAACTGTATAACCGGTTACTCCTAAATTGGCAATTGCAGTTGCACCACTGCCTGTATAACCGTATGGTTGTACAGTGATGTTGGCCTGCCCGGGCTGTAATGCTACTCCGCCGTTTGTTAATTCAACACGATCGGCATACAACCCAGTTGCGGAAACCATGTTATAGGTATTTGTTGCTTTTTGCGAAGATATCCAAGCGTTTGCAGTTCCGCCTAGACCTGTGAAATATGCTGTAGCTTGAATTGTTTGGCCAGATCCACTGGTATTGCCAATGTATCTGTTATTAATCGGGCGTCCCATTTTGTTTCTCCTTAAAATTTGCTGCCGTTCTAGGGCTACGCGGACGGACGACCGCATAATGCTAGATGGAAGTATTTATGATGTTTTGATAAAACCTACTACAATTTATTTCAAGACTTGCGTTACCATATATATTCAGTAACAATAAAAACTACATTGAGAGGTATGTTAAATGGCCGCAGCAAAGCAACATAAATTAGATCTTGGCGACGTGTTAAGCGCACTTGATCGAGGCGATCTTGGCTATTACAACAAATTAACAGACGACGAGAAAAAAGGCTACACTCCGTTGGTCTTAATGCGGTATATGAGTTCGCTTAATATGCAAAATCCAAATGCTGCATATGCAGTAATGGCTGCAAACGACTTGGTTAATATTGGATTTTGGAATCTTAGTAAACATCCAGAGCTACAGCATCAGTTACTATGCTTAACTGGCGTAGGTAGTAAACAATTTCGTCCTTGGTTATCTGCAAAAAACTCAAAAAAAAGCAGCAAAATAGATCAGTGGCTGTTAGACAAGTTTCCTAGCTTAAATGACGACGAGCTACAAATACTTAAATCACTATACGATTCTAAAAGTTGGGCGGCGTTTGTAAAGGCCAGCGGTGTAAGTGACAGTGAAGTAAAAGAGCTGATAGATGCATGGAAAAAACAAGCTGCATGACCGAATTCCAGTGCGAGTTTTGCCAACGGAAATTTTCAAATGAACTTCCTCTTATAAATCATAGTTGCGAAAAAAAGAGGCGGTGGTTTCAACGTGATGAACCACATGCACGTTTTGGCTTTCTTGCATGGTGTAGATTTTATGAGCTCAATAGCTACAACAAATCAAAGAATTTCAAAAACAACCACCGCACGTTCATTGACAGCCAATATTATATCGCATTCGTCAAATTTGGTAAGCACATACGCGACCTGAATGCAATTGATCCTGCTAAATTCATAGACTATGTTATAAAAAATAATCTTCCATTGGATAAATGGACACACGACTTTGTATACGAACAGTATGTACGAGAATTGACACGACAAGAAACAGGCGAAGATGCCCTGGAACGTAACGTAATGTTAATGAACGAATGGAGTATGCAAAGCGGTGAACCTTGGCCCAACTTTTTTAGGAACGTAAACCCTAATCAAGCAGTTGCATGGATACGTAGCGGCAGAATATCTCCGTGGGTGCTATATAATGTTGACAGTGCAGTTGATTTTTTTGAAAGATGCACCCCGGAACAATTGGGAATAATCAAAAATTGTGCGCCGCCCGGACCATGGAAAATACGATTTAATAAGAATAGAGACACTTGCGATTTTATAAGAAATACACTTAGAGAGAACGGAATGTAACAATGGACAACAATTACAACGGTATGTACGAAGCCAACAACGATGATGCCCTTACACAAGTAACTCAACACACGGGCATACACCTTCAGGAAAAAGGTATGATCAAAGAAATGGAGATAGATGGCAAAAAGATTTCTGTAGTTGACGCAGCAGTGGTTATAAAATTAACTAGTGATCTACGTAATTTTCAAACTATAATTGCCAAATTAACAAACGATATACGTAATTTAACCACGAGATTATCAAACGCAGAGAGACGTTTTAAAGCAATCAATGCCGAACTGGACAACAAAGTTAGTTACGATTAACTATAGTACAGGAATAGACACCATGTATTGACATAACCATTACTATTACTACAGAATTATAGAATATTATGG